CTAATATGACGCAATTAATGAAAATATTAAAAGCCTTAGTAAAATCAGCGCCCAGCGTCATGGGGTTTGCCGTTGGTTTGAAAGGGCTTTTTCATTAAAAAATGTTATGGCAAAAAAAACAGTGAGTGTAATGGATTTTAAAATCCAAAGTGTTGAAATTCCTATTATTGGAATTAGTCCGTTGATTGTTCACAAGTTTTCTGAAAAGGCAAAAAAACAGATTGAGGACAAACAGCAAGGTAAAGCGCAAAACTCAAAGCGCGAACGTAGAAATCCGCAAGAAGATTATGAAGGTGCAAAGCACATTTCTTCTGATGGATGGGAGGGTTTCCCGGCGGCAGGTTTCAAAGCAGCAATTATCAGGGCTGCAAAAGTTACAGGAATGGTAATGAAGGATACACAGACAGCATTATTCGTTGAGGCTGATTGTCCTTATACACAGCTTGTAAAGATTGAAGGTGAGTGCCGTTTACGTGAGGACATGGTTCGTATTGGGATGGGTTCGGCTGATGTTCGTTACCGTCCTGAGTATCCTGAATGGAAAGCCGTTTTGCGGATTACTTACAATGAAGGTATTCTTTCGTTGGATCAGGTTTTCCAGTTGGTTAAAACAGCCGGTTTCTTTTGTGGGATTGGTGAGATGAGGCCGGAGAAAACCAAATTCAATTTTGGCCGCTGGGATTTGGCAGTATAAGTTTTTGGCAGTTGAGGTGCGGTGCGGTATGGTCAGTTGAGGTGCGGTGCGGTAAGGTACGGTATGGTGCGGTGAGGTTTGGTGAGGTTTGGCAGTTGAGGTATGGTACGGTGCGGTAGGGTATGGTTGGGTAAGGTAAGGTGTGGTTCGGTCAGGTAAGGCAGTTAAGGTGAGGTATGGTGCGGTAGGGTATGGTTGGGTAAGGTCAGGTAAGGCAGTTGAGGTAATTTTTATTAACTTTTTAAAATAATAATCATGGAAGAAAAAGAATTTAAATGGAAAATGCCATCATTGGCAAAAAAAGTTGATGTCAATGATGCAATTATTGAGTTTGAAAAAATCAAAAAAGATGCCGGTAAGTTAACGCCGGAAGTAGTTGTTGAGTTTGCAAGGGATGAAAATAGCACCCTGCACAAATTATTTACATGGGACGACAGCAAGGCAGCCGAACAATACAGGTTACAGCAAGCCCGGAATATCATTAACAATGTGGAAGTGGTTACTATCAGGAATGGAGAACAAATTGAAATTCCGAATTATGAAATTATTACCACAGAAGCAGGCCGGGAATATAAATCAATCGACATTTTAACATTCGATGAAATTGCACAAGTCCGGGATAATGCTAAAGCTGCATTAGTGTACTGGAGTAATAAATTAAAATTGTACAAAGAATTTAAAAAGGTTGTTGAACATCTGGAAAAGGCAGTTGAAACATTTGCAGATTAGTCATCATGTAGTAGTTACCCAATGAAAGTAAGCGAGAGTCTCATCATTAATTTGATGGGGCTTTTTTATTTTAGCCTCAAATACTTCCGTAAAATTTCCTCCACTACCCAAGACATCGACCTGTCATTCCGTGCAGCAATTTTGTACAATTTTTCAAAAGTTGAAGGTTTCAACCTGATCGAAATTCGTGCATCTTTCTTTTCTTCCATACCAATCATTTTTCCCAAATATACAAAAAATTATGACATTGTAAGACATAGATATTTTCTATAATGTTAATGGTTATCATTAGATTTGTGATATAACGTTAAATAAAAGTTCATTACATTATGAAAGACAAAATTCTAACTGAACTGAAAAAAAAGTACTCAGGGCAGTTAACTACAAAATTCATGGAAAGCCTCGCAGAGAGGTTGGCCGAAAAAGTTACTAAAGAGGAGGAAATACAGGGCGTGATTGACGAATTGGAAAAGTCTCCGATAAAAATCACAGACCTTCAAGCCGAAGGTGATCGCAGGGCAACAGAACTGCAAAAAACTACACAGGAACTTCAAGATGAGATTAAAGCGCTGAAAGAGGAAAAGGCTGATCCGCCGAGTGATGACAAAAAAAAAGGAGACCAGAAGGATTACGACCAGGAAATTAAAGCGTTGCAGAAAAAACTTGAAGGGCTGGAAAAGCTGAATAAACAGAGGGATGCACGGGCGACATTAAAAGAACGTGCGAAAGAGAAGAAAATACCTTCTGTATTGTATGAGGAACTGAAAGTGGATTCGGTTGATGAAGTTGATAACATTGTTACAAAGCTGGAAGAAAAAGCGCTTGCATTGAGACAGGAAATTATCAATGAGAGCGTAAAAGATAAAAAACCTGTTATGGGTTCCGGGCCAGTGGGAAATAAACAACAAATTATTGACGATTATAAATCGCATCCAATAAAAAAGAAGTAATAATTTAAAAAGGAAAAGAGATGAGTTTAAGTCCGATTAAAGAAACCGTTGATACAGGCGTCGCGGTTTTCTCGAAAATATTAGAGCTGTTCACTGGTGGATTTTCATTATCAATTACCGGATTTACCTCCGGTGTGACTTTGCCGAAAGGTAGTTTGTTAAAAGTCGATGAAGAAGCCAGGACGGCAACACCTGTAAAAACTGCTGTTGTGGGAGCAACAGGAGATGCAACCACGTTATATCTGGAAACAGGGCATCATTTCGAAGTAGGTGATTACATTGCCTATGGAGCTACCGGCGCACCGATTGAATCAATCGAGGATGGAACCGGTGATTATGATGGATTAGACAAAGTATCTGTCGGTACTGCCGAGGGTGATTTGTCTGCATCGAGTAAAGATGATGTTGTTTGGAATTCTGCAACTGGTGGAGCAACTGGTGTTAATGTGGCACCGAATGCTTTATCAAGATATGCGGTTACTATTGAAGATGGAGCTGTTGTTACTGCTGTACGCAGAGGAACTGCTTATAAGAAAAGGATACAGTACCATGTATCTAAATTGACAGATACACTGCCTGCTACAATTCAATTAAGCGAATCATATTAAAGGAGGAATGAAAAATGGAAAATAGAGTAAAGAGTATATTTGGAAGTTACGCGGAGCAGTTGCAGGTATTGGTTGATACTAACCTGGACAGCTTCAAGGAAACATTCTTCCCGAAGTATTTTTCAATGGGAACCCCACAGATGGGTCTCACTTATGCAACGGTTATCGGCAAAAGTCGAATTGAGGCTGCTGCATCTGTTGTAGCACATGGTTCAGAGGCTCCTTTGAGAAGCAGGGCAGGATTGGAGAAGTTATCTGGCGAGATAGCTTCAATCAAGGTGAAACGTAAAATGGATGAATCGGAGTACAGAAATTATCTTACGATGCAGGCTATGAACGTTTCCGATGAAGCGAAAAAACAGCAAATCATTAACCTGATTTGGGAAGATGTGAAATATTCGACTGATAGTGTATTATCACGTATTGATTACATGGTATGCCAGGCACTTTCTAAAGGAGTTGTTTCGTTAAATGCAACCACTAACCCTGATGGGGTTGTTCCGGGTGATATTGATTTGTTGGTTGATAATAAACTGGCAACAGACGATGCTTTCAATCATGATAATACTGAGAGTCGTAGGTGGCTCGCTGATAACAGCGGAACTGCCACACCTCTTACAGACATAAGGTATCTGGTAAGAGAAGCATGGAAAAAAGGTATTCGTTTTGGCAAAATACTTATGACATCGGAGAAGCTTTGGATTTTACTCGGAAACGATGAAGTTCAGGAACATCTGAAAGGTTCTTTGGGTATTGTAAGCGGACAAGATGCATTATTTAGTCTAAATGGATTGAATTCTTATCTTGCTGCACAAAAATTACCAATAATTGAGTTGGTAGATGTGCGTATTGCTGTTGAAAAGAACGGAGTTCTTTCAACCGTTGATCCGTGGGATGACGAGAAATATGTAACTTTTGTTCCTGACGGAGAGTTAGGTAAGATTCATAATTCAATAGCTATCGAACAGATTAGCCCAGTTGCTGGTGTTGATTATGCAGTTGCTAACAATGTGTTGGTAAGCAAATGGTCACAGACTGAACCTTTTGGTGAATATACAAGGGGCGAAATTGCCGCATTCCCGGGACTGGAAGTTGCTGATCAGATGTATATTGTAAATACCGAACATGTAAGCACGTTCTAAAATGACAAATCTTGAGGCATTACAAGTAAATATATCAGATGTTCACGGAGTGGTTCTTACTGAGAATCACTTCGTGAAAGCTCTGATAGATGTAGGTCTTGAATCAACTGAGGATTACAGTAGTTCTAAGTTGATTAATAAAGCTACTCTGAAATGTTATGATATGATTCTTGGTGGAGCTAACCTGACTGAGGGTTCATTATCGTATAACATTAATATTGAAAGTGTAAAAGCAGCAAGAGACGTATTGGCCGATAGCTTAGGAGTCGATAGAAGGAGAAATGTAATTGACAGAGGAGCGCCGTGGTAAGATACCCACATATTTTGGATATTGAATATCAGCAAGAGGGATATTTTGATGGAACCGGTGATTATCATTCCGGGACTGCTGTTGAGGTATCTATTAAAGGTAGAGCAGAGGCTAACGGTAAAGGTAATTTAGTTCGTTTAAATGATGGTTCTCAAATAGTTTATTCATGGATGTTTTTCAGCGGGCCGGAGGATGAGGATATTCCTTATAATGCAAAGGCGGAACTGAAAGAAGATAATGAAACGATTTGGGAAGGGACTGTGAAAGGAATTGCTAAACGACAGAGAGGGACGCAGATATGGCTATAAGAGATATTGAAAGGAATATGAATGACTTTTTGAATCGGGTTAATAGCCAGATTTCGGAAGTTAATGAAAGGGTTGGGGAATCATTTGTCAGTAATGCAAGGCAGACGAATACCTATAAAGACCAGACAGCTAATTTGCGTAATTCTATCGGGTATATCATCGTTACGGATAAACAAAAACTCAAAGAATCATTTGGCGGAGGTGAAGGTGGAACTGAGGGGAAGGAAGCTGCTGGAAAGTTAGCTCAAAGTATATCTGATGACGGTTTGATTTTAGTCGCTGGGATGAGTTATGCTGCGGCTGTTGAATCGAAGGGGTTTGATGTGATTAGTAACTCTGTAAATAAAGCACGGGAGCAACATCAAAAATTAATGAAACCAGCACTTAATTCAGTAATATGATTACAGTAAAAGATTCATTGGATTTGGTTTATACACTACTTTCAGAAAATACTGTTTATAAACAATCATTTCCTGATGATGCGGATGATGATAAATTTATTGTAATTAATACTCTGGGTGTCCCGAAAGATTCAATTCAAGTTGTCGAGGTAAATGTGAATTGTTATGCAAAAGATGCAAGTCAAGAAAAAGGGATACCCGATTTGACAACTTTGAATACAATGGTAGGTGACGTTCTTTCAGATATTGAGGATTACCATAAAGATGGGGTAAACTTTAATTTGCAGATGACAAATATATTCAGGGAAAAGGATATAAACTGTCACTATATAAACATGAGATTTCAATTAACGTATTTAACAAATTAAAAAATGAGTGATAAAAATATTGTAAGATTAGCAAAAGAATTTGTCGTTAAGGTAAATGAAATGGTTATTGCCAGATGCACGGACTTTTCATTTTCAATCGACAAAACAGTTGTTGACATTTCTTCATTTGATTCCAATGGGTTTGATGAATTTTTGGGTGACACCAAAAACTGGACAATTTCATTTGGGTCGATGGTAACAAGAGATGCAACGGCAGGAGAGGACACGGGCGAGCATGGAGCTACTGGATTAGGTTCAGGGGTTTTTAATAACCTGTTCGATCACATGATTGATTCAGATAGCGATTATCCGGTAACAATTGGATTAGGTGATATTGATACAACTTCTCAATTTTTCGAGGGTGTAGGTATATTACAGAATTTATCGTTTGACGGGGCTCAGGGTGATAAAGTGACTTATTCAGGTGAAATTCAAGGTTCAGGTAAAATTGAAAGAGGATGATAAAGCAGATTTCATATAAAGGGAAAAAATATCCTATACGAATAGGGTATAAAGCATTGAAGGGGGTGAACATGGATATTGGCAGGGATTTTAAAGCCGATGAAGATGTTTTTGATTATGAAGGTGCCGAAGCTCTTTTGTTTCATGGATTGAAGCAGGGATGCAAGTTTGCCGATAAAGAGTTTGATTTGAAGCGTGATGAAATGGAAGATGTTTTAGAAGAAAGTCTGAATGAATTTATTACAGCATTTACGGCTTTTTCCCAGGACGTTCAGAAAAAGGCGAATCTGAACGTCAAGAAGAAATAACATTATCTGAGATTTACGCCATTGCTCTTTCGAGGTTGGGACTTTCTCATAGCCAGTTCGATGAATTGACACCATTAGAGTTGGATTTTGCTTTGAAGGATCATGCTGATTATTTCTTTGCCTATGAGAAATATTCAATGTCTTTTCACAGGTATTTTAATGTTTTATTGTATAATAAGGGATTAAAAAGAAGCAGCATGGTAAGAAGTCCTAAACGATTATGGAAATTTCCCTGGGAGTTTGCAAAAGAAGTTAAGATTCCAACTAAAACTGAATGGAAAATGCTGGATAAAAAGTATAAACGAAAGTCCTGATCCGATAAGGATAGGGCTTTTTTTAAATTAAAAAAGATGCTTGGAACATTATCATACGCTATTACAGTAACTACAGCGCCTCTTAATTCAAAGCTGAATGAGGCTAAACAATCCATGAAGGGAGCTGATAAGACAATGAAGTCAACGGGCAAAAATATTGCTCAATCTTCAAAAAAAATGTCAGCAACTGCCGGGGGTGCTATTGCACCTATGGAACAGGGATTAAGCGCTATTAATCCGGCAGCCGGGAGCGCTGTTCAGGGAATGAAAAGTATGTCAATTGCTGCTAAAGGATTAAATGCAGCACTTGGGCCGATAGGATTGGTAGTTGGGGCGATTGGTATTGCTATTGCTGCATTAACTTCTTATTTTAAAGGTTCAGTTGACGGACAAGAAAAAATGGCTAAAATCATGGGACACATCAAAGGTGTTGCTATGGTTTTAAAAGATGCAATGATTGAGTTAGGTCGATGGATAGCGAAAGCATTTGAAGACCCACAACAAGCAGTTAAAGACCTTTGGGAAATTATCAAGCAAAATATGGTGAACCGTTTTCAAGGGATGATTGGAATGGTTCAGGCCGGTTGGAAAGTAATTAGTAGCGGAGCAAAAGGGGCGGCATTAGCTGTTAAAGGAATTTTCAATAAGGATGCAAGAGAAGAAAGTAAAAAGTATTTTGATGAAGCTGGTAAAGCATCTGTTGAATTTGCGAAAATGGCTGCACAAGCTGCTACGGGTGTTGAAAATATTTATGAAAAAATAGGTGGGGCGTTAGATCATATAAAAGATAAATCAAATGAAATTGCAGACCTTGATGTTCGTGCAATAAAATTAAGACAAAAAATAGCTGATGAATCTGTAAAGATAGCAAAAATGGATGCTAAAATTGCAGAAGGTAGGAGAATAGCTGTTGATGAGCAAATTGATATAAATAAAAGAATCAAAGCTCAAGAAAATGCAATGGGTTTAGTTGAAGATAAAAACAAAATACTTTTAGCGCAGAAACAAGAAGAACTTGCAATTCAAATTGCACGTAATGAGGCTGGAGAATCGAATATTGAAGATCTTGAAGCACAAAGGAAATTAGAGAAAGAAATCTTTGAGATAAGCCGTTCACAGGAAAGTGAAATGAAAAGATTATTAAGAAGATATGAAACTCTTAGGAAAGAAAAAGAAAGTGGAACTGAAGCAGAACAGGATGCTCTTGATAAAGAAAAAGAAAAACGTGCTGAAATATTAACTGAGATTGAAAAATCAGGGCAATCGGAAATTGAACAAATCAAAGAAACAATGAATGCCAAATTAGAGGCATTTGATTGGAGTGAAAGTGAAAGGGTGAAGATTGTCGAGCATTATCAGGGAATGATTGATGCTATTCGGCAGGAGGAAATTGATAAAGAAAAAGAGGCCAGGCAGGCTATTTTGGATACGATTAGGGAATCGGGGATGAGCGAAGTTGAATTAATGAAGCAGAAACAAGCTGAAATGTTGGAAGCTCATAACTGGACAGAAGAAGAAAAATATAATATTACAAAATACTGGGATGATAAAATAACAGAAGCAAAAAAAGAAAGTGCAGACCAAAATATAAGTATATTCGATGACATGGCGGGAGGATTCGGCGGATTAGCGGAAGATATGGGCGCTAATTATGCTCAAATGGCAGCCGAAGGGAAAGAATTTGATAAGGAAACCATTAGACAGGCGCTGAATGCTGTTATTGCTCATTTAATTAAGGGTATAATGTCCTCTGTTCCATTTCCTGCTAATATCGCATTAGCTCTTGGTGCTGGTGTTATGGCAAAGGGTATTTTTTCCGCCGTTGGATTAGAACACGGTGGAATAATCCCACCCGGTTACAGTAATGATACTTATCCGGCAATGCTATCATCCGGCGAGACAGTCACTCCTCCAATACCTTTATCGCAACAGAAAAATACCAGGCCACAAGTAGTTGTTTTCGAAATTGCCGGGCGGACGATTGAAGGTCTTATGAAAAGTCAGGAAGAATATAATCAAAGCTATTAAATGAGTTACGGAACTAAATATACAGCCGAATGGAGTTCAAAAAATTTGAGCGGATACCTTTATATTGATAGAAAAGATTACACCGGTTCATCTACAGATATAATTTTAAAGAATAAATCTATATCAATCAATCGTGCATTTGAAAATTGGGAAAGTTATATTATTGGTAATACCTGCGAATTCGAGATTTTCAATAATAAAACAGATTACTTCGATTTAATTGAATTGATGACAGCAACCGAAAAGCAATTTAAAATTCGAATAGTCACAAGCGATTCATTGAAATTGTTTGAGGGGTTTTTAAATCTGCAAACAGCAACACAAAGGTATTTAAACAATCAAGTTATACGACTTGTGGCAAGTAGTTATTTATCAAAATTAAAACATATAATCCCTGATAGTTTGGATGAATTGAAATCCATGACTTTCATAGATATTATTGATGAGATTTTGCGATCAACTGGTGGAGAGTTTGATATCAGGGTAAATTGTAGTTTGTATGCAAATGGCGATACCTTAGATTCAGGTCAAACTTTATTCAATAAAAATGGATTTTTCACAGAGGCATTTTGGGAGAATAATGTCGATAAGAAAAATAGTTTAGAAATTTTGGAATCAATATTGAACAGTTTCAATTGTTATCTTTATTGGTGGGATGGATATTGGTACATTGAGCATTTCGATGATTTATGGGAACCGGATGGAGTTGATTACGTAGAATATACCTCTAATACTTCTTATAGCCCGACAGGGGTTGGTGGAACCGGGAACTTTTCAAGGGGAACGGCTGATGTTGGGAACTTGCAATTCATAGAAAAATCACAGGAATTAAGCATTACTCCGGGGAATAAATTAATCAGAATAAATGGTAACGTAGAAGATGGTTTACTTTTGAATCTGGTTATAAATGATTTCTCAGATGTTGAAAGTGTTAGTGGGGTTTTTCCTTATCCAGCATTAAGGACTTGGCAAAAGTGGGATGAAGATGGGTTCCTGAGCTGGGTTGAGAATCGGACTCGTAATAATATAACAAAGGCAATATATAGAGACTGGTGGCAAGGTGGTGTTTCTGAGAGTGGAGGGAATTATTATGTGGACAAAGAAGAGATAGAATATCACAGAGGCTTGTATACGAGATTTAGATCTACCATAACTGAAGATTCTAAATTAGAATTTGAGTTCAAGGTCGGAGTCGCTGATGGTTCTTTCTATTATATAGAACTAGATGGGAAAGTGGTTCTTTATTATGAAGGTTCTTTATCTGATTATGAATTCGTCTTCACCTGGTATCTTCGTCATCCTATAGAAAATTATGATATATATGATTATTTTATAGTATATGATGAAGATGCGGAGGAGTGGAAGCACATCAGCTCAACGGAAAAAGATGCTTTGCAGGAAGTGAGGATAGATGGTTCCAATTTTGATAAAGACAATATGACGATCAAAGTTAGTTTCAACATCCCGATCGGTGAAATAGATGATTTAATAGGGAATCAAGATTTTGTTCTTGGAATATGTACCGAAAGATTTACAAGAAAAAACGCTTGGGGTTGTCATTACTGTGAAAGTGACTTGCCATGTTGGTATTGCTGGTATGGAGATGTAAAAGTAAAAGCTAACTCAGAGCTGGGAAACGATGTAATTGAGGGTTCTATTAATACTGATTTTTTAGATAAAAAAGAGATTGATATGGACTTGTTTGATATGGCAAATCGAAACTACAAGAACGGTATATTAAGGGGAACTGATTTGAATATTTCAACGGAAAATTGGACACTTGACGGAGTGGATTATTACACACTTGTAGAATGGATGTTGATTAATAAATTCAAGTTCTCGACAAAAGATTAAAGGTAGTGTAAAGAGCGATACAGTATTAAGGCCACTACAATTATATACAGAAAGCAAGCAGAATGATAAAAAATTTATAATGATGGGAATAAAACATTTTTTAACAGAAGATGTTTACGATGTAATTTTATTTGAGTTTGATACAGATACGGCAATAAATCTAATATAATGGTTGACGTAACAGTTACATATAAACGGAGGAATAATGATTATTTTGAGAAGGAAAGCACTCCCGGGGATTATTCATATACGGGAGGAGAAGAATACTCATTGGATGTCACTCCTCGCGCTGGAAAAGAAACATTAGAAGAAGGAGAAAATGATATTTCATTTGCAGATGCTTTTCCAGAAGGTACGGAATATGTAGTTTGGGCTTATGCTTATGATGATAATAATAATCGGGTAGGCAGTTACATTGTAGAAGAATCGGACGGAAAAGATGGAACAGAAACAAGATTTACAATTTATGTAGCAAAAGCGTGTAATTTACGATATGTAGCAACGCCGATAAAATAGGAATTTAGAATTATATTTTTTAATTTTATGAAATATTTAAAGATGAAAAAATTATTAACGATACTATTTTTAATTTGCCCATTTGCTGGATTTGCACAAATAGGGATTGTTGATTACGATACAGTTCAGGCAAAAGCAATTCAGGCCGACAGTGCCCTTTGGCTTCCGCATTTGGAACCACAACCACCCGACACGTTGTTAACCCGGGTTGACGGGAAAGTAGGATATGTATTGAAATCTGATATAAAGGATTCAGTATTCGTAACAGTGACAACAGACACACTATTTATAGGCAATGATACGATTATTAATGATATTATAGCAAATTATGACACAACAGGGTTCCGGTTAACGATTCCGCAAATAATTGATCTGGAGGATTCCTTAAAAAATAATACAAAATATTATTTTGAAAAGGAACTCTCAGATTCTGAAAATAATATAAATGTGGGATTCACTCTTAATAATAAAAGTGTTATCTTTTTTAATGGACACGCAATACCTCAAACACTCTGGAACGGAGAAGGAACAGCTACTTTGAGTTTAAATTTAGATATTAAAGTATATGATAAATTAATTGTTAAGCAATAAACACAAAAAAATAATGAAAAAGTTATTGATTATTTTAAGTTTTATCCTGTTAGCATTGATAGGATATTCGCAGGTTACGGATGTTGGAGAAGTAAGAATCGCCAATGCTACAACTGCGTTTGGACGTAATCTGCCGGTTGGAACTAAAGTTTATAATATCGCTACAGGCGATTATTGGGTTGCCACAGCTGGCGTTGTCAATACGGCAACTTTAACTACTGCATCGGAATCATTTACACTTCTTAATGATGCTGGGACGGATGATCAGACAGCA